GATGAACACGCCGCAGGCTGACATCAACAAGATCGGCATCGGTACCCGCGTCTTCCACGGCGCCAAGAACTCCGGTAACGGCGCGGCGGGTCTCAATGACTCCAACGTCAACGACCGCGTCCTGGCCGCTGCAAAGCGCACGTCCGTCACGACCTCGAAGATCAGCATGAACAGCACGGAAGTGATCGCCGAAGTGCGCATCCCTTACGAAGTTCTCGAAGACAACATCGAGCGCGGCAACCTGCAGGACACCATGCTTGCTCTCGTTGCCCAGCGCGGTGCACTCGACTTCGAAACCCTGCTGATCTCCGGCGACAAGACGATCTCGTCTGCCACGGACGACCTGCTCTGCCTGCAGAACGGCGTGCTCAAGCTCTTCAACTCCAACACGGTTGATGCTGCTGGCGAAGCGATGTCCCTGTCGCTCTTCAACCGCGTCAAGAAGGCCCTGCCGACCGCCTACCGCCGTAACCTGGCCGCTACCCGCTTCTTCACGTCCATGGACAAAGAAAGCGACTGGCGCGTCACGATGGCCGGCCGTCCTGGTGCCCTCGGTGACTCGATCGCCGTCGGTGGTCAGGCTGTCTCGGCTCTCGGCGTAGCGCTTGCTCCGGCTGCCCTGATGCCCGATGCCAACATCATCTACACGGACCCGAAGAACATCATCTGGGGCCTGCAGCGGAATGTGCGCATCGAGACCGACAAGGACATCCGTTCGCGCGAAGTTATCTTCGTGATCACGGCCCGCGTCGCGATCAACGTCGAAGAAGAACTGGCTGGCGCTAAGCTCATCAACCTGGGCTAAGCCGAACACTTGTAGGCCGGGGAGCGATCCCCGGCTTTACACAAGCCGCCTCAACGCATTCCCGGAAGGATGAACACCATGGCTACCATCAAAGTATCTCAGAGCACTGCCGGTCGCGTCGACGGCGGCTCCAACCAGCGCCTGATCGTCCACCTCGCCCAGCAGCACGCCCGTGTTGCGATCGGCACTGCCGCGATCGCTGCCCTCACCGACAGCTCTGGCGGCGCGGCTGACGCCAACCGCAAGATCGTCCCCGTGCTGGCCGACCTGGTCAACGCGGCCAACTCTGGCACCAACCTCGCAGACTCCACCACGGGCCTTGCCAAGCTCAACCTCGTCAAGGACGCCATTCTCGAACTGGCGACCAAGGCGAGCGCAGTCGCGGTGGCTATCGGCGCACCGAGCATCACCTATAACGGCGGCGGTACCGCTGTCGACGGCACGATCGCGGCCATCGGCTCGGCCTCGGCCGCTGCAACGGGTTGCAAGGCGACGGAAACCAACGCTTCCATCATCGCCCTCGACAACGCTCTGTTCTCCGTTGCCAAGATGATCAACACCCTGCTGGTCGCTACGAACAAGCCGAAGCTGGTGATCGACCGTGCGGCGGGTGTCTACTCCTCGACCGTAGCAGCCGTCACCCCGGCGATTGGCACTCCCGCTGACCCAGGCGTCACCGCTGCGGCCTTCAACGCCAAGCTGGTGCTGTTTTCGAACAACATCGCAACGCTCGCTGTTCGCGTGAACGACCTGCGTTCTGCCTACGTACCGGACGTCCTGGTCGTCGAGTAATCGACCCCAAGCCGCCCTATCCCCCACCCCGAGTAGCCAAGGCAATGGTGCCTTGGCACCACGAGGAGCTAAAAATGACTGACGCGAAGAACACCCCTGCACCGATCATCGCAACCCTCAAGTACGGCCTCTACTTCGACTACAAGGGCAAGGTTTGGGATAACCACAAGGCCCGCGAAAAAGGCGGCGACGACGCTACCCAGCCGGTCACCGCCGAGGAGAAGGAATACCTGCTCGACAACGCCTTCGTCGGCACTGAGATCGACGGTACCGACTACACCAAGTGCCGTTTCATCTTCTCGGACGATGCCCCGGTCAAGACCCGTCAGCGGGTTCGGGCAGAATAACAACGGGGGCCTTTGGCCCCCTTCCCACATTCAGGAGATCGGCCATGGGCAACCTCATTACAATCGACGACGTCCTGGCCGAGCTGCCTATCCGCGAGGGTAACAGCGAATTCGACGACAAGATCAATCGGATCATCAACGCGGTTGAAGGGCTGATCGAGAAGGCCTGCCGCCGCTCATTCACCTTGGGCACCTACAGCGAAATCTTCAACGTCCAGGCCGGCGCCCGGCGCCACTACGACTTCTTCTCCGACACCAACACCGACGGCACCCTCCTCATTCCTGACGGCGTGCCCTACGTGCTGACGGAGGCGCCACTGGTCGATGCCACGACGGTCGCCGTCTACTACGACCTCACCCACCGCTTCACCGACGACACGGCGCTATTCAGCGACGACTTCGTCGTGCTTCCTGAGAAGGAATGCGTCTACATCAACCGACCGCTGGTCAAGAGCCGCGACAGCGTCAAGATCGTCTATCAAGGCGGCTACGCAGAGGTGCCAGACGAGATCAAGCTTGCCGCCACCATGCAGGTCCTACACCTGTTCCAACGCTCTACTGCAGAGAACGTCTCGACATCGTCCGACAAGAACAGCAAGACCACGCGCGGCTTCGATCAGTACACGATCAAGGGCGGTCTGCTGCCAGAAGTCGTCAACATGCTCGTGCCCTTCCGGCGCATCCTGAGGGGTCGAGGATGAGCGACGTCATCACCGTCATCATCGGGGACAAGCAGTTCGACGCCTTCGAGAAGGCGGCAGACTATGTGCTCCAGCAGCTCCAGGACGCGCCCAACCGCGCCGCCCAGCAGGTCACCCGTGAATTGAAGTTCACGTTGCAACGCGTTGCAGCAAAGATGCGCGAACTGCATTCGGCCGGCTGGAACGGGCAGCTCGTCAACGGCTCGGAGTACCTACAGAAGCGTTCGGGTGACGGGCTGCAATCCATCCTCGACAGCATCCGCGTGACGGGCGGCCAGCTCTCCGCCGTCGAAGGGTCGATCGGTACCGGGACCATGTCCATCCACGAGACGGGCGGCGTGATCTCTGCCGTAAACTCGCAGTATCTGACCATCCCGCTCCCCGCTGCCCTGGACAACAGAGGCGTACCGCTGCGTGCCAGTGCCCGCGACTGGGAGAACACCTTCGTCCAGCGTTCGCGCAGGGGCAACCTCATCATCTTCCAGAAGCGCGGCAAGCAGGTCGTGCCGCTCTACCTGTTGAAGCCGTCGGTGAAGATCAAGCCGCGCCTGCACCTCGAAGACACCATCATGGGTGAGCTGCCCTACTTCCAGGAGCGCCTCCTCGACATTATCGCCAAGGAGATTTCATTTTGAAACCCGTTGCAATTCCACCGGACACCGTCCGCATGCGCATCATGGCCCATCTGGTCAAGCGCTTCTCCGACTGTCGGGCCGGTCTCGACGGGCGCTTCATCACATGGAACACCGTGACCGACGGCCCGATCGGCTCGGCCGAGGCAAACCTCGGCAACGCTCTTTCCGTCTCGGATGGCCGAGAGCGCAAGAAGCCGGAAGTTGGCTTCGAGCGTTGCCAGTTGGAGGTACAGTCCGAATTCAAGATCAAGCTTGCGATGGGCGACAACCCCAAGCAGGTTGCCAACGCCGTTCTGGGTGAAATCCAGACCATCATGCTATCCGATATTTACTGTGGCGGTTTGAGCCTACATATTGTAGAAGTTGGAAACGAGCTTGACGTAGATGGGCCATCAGATCAGTCCGTGGCCGGCATTGTCTTCTGGGAAATTCAGTATCGGCACAAGGCGGGCAATCCGCGTTTAGCACAAGGAGAATAATCATGACCCTGGGTAACACCCTCCTCACGCGTAAGGCGGTCGTCCTGGCCAAGGTGCAGACTGCGGTTGGCACCCCTGCGACGCCGTCTCAGACCACCGACGCCATTCAGGTTGTCGACCCTGGCTACGCAGTGGACCCTACACTTCTGGAACGCAAGTTCACGGCCAACGATCTGTCGCCCTTCCAGCACCTGATCGGCCGTAAGCTCTCGACCCTCAAGTTCTCCACCGAAATTCGTGGCAACGGCCTTGAGCAGTCCGGCGTCATTACCGACGCACCGCGTCTCGCTGCCTTGCTGCGCGGCTGCGGCTATGCACTGACCGCCATGACAGGCGCCCTCGGCGATAGCGTCGGCCCGGTTATCGGCGACAGCCTCAACCCCGCTACCGTCCCGCAAATCTCGTGGGTCGTCGGCGGCACGCTTGGCGCTGACATGACCAAGCCGGTCCTCTACAAGATCACCAAGGGCGCGACCACCACGGTCGTCGTCACCAACAACGACGGCACGACCGACAACCTGACCGGCGCCGCGACCACGATTGCCTCCGGCACGCCAATGACGCTGTCGACGGCTTCCGGCGTCACGCTGACCCCAACCTTCACCGGCTCCATCCCGCCCGGCGCCATCTTCTACGTCCTCGTCCTGCCGAAGGGTCAGCGCCTCAAGCCGATCTCCGGCAGCAACGAAGTGCTGACGCTGGAGTGCTATTTCGACGGCCTCAAGCACCGCCTGGAAGACGCCATGGGCACCTTCACCATCAAGGCCGAAGCTGGCGGCTATGCGACAATCGACTTCACCTTCACAGGCTCGTTCGTCCAGCCGATCGACGCGGCCATGCCTTCTGCGCCCATCTACGAGACGCAGCTCCCGCAGCAGGTCGAACTCGCCAACCTCACTTGGGGCGCGATCAACGGCCTGGTCGTGCAGGCGTTCGACTATGACCAGCAGAATAAGGTGACCCCGCGCCCCGACGTCAACTCGAAGGACGGCTACAAGGGCAGCCGCATCACCGAGCGCGCGCCTTCCGGCAAGATCAACCCGGAAGCGACACTCGAAGCTGACTCGCCGTTCTGGGCGGAATTCGCGGCTGCGCGCTCCAAGCACTTCGTCATGCAGGTGGGCACCACGGTCGGTAACCAGGTTATCTTCCACGGCCCTGTCGTGCAGACGTCGCAGCTTGGCTACGGCGACCGCGATGGCATCCGCAACTACGATCTGAGCTGCCTGTTCAAGCGTAACGCGGGTGACGACGAATTCATGATTTACTT